AACTGCTTCTCAAGGTCGTCCTCGTGCTTATCCAAAAATGTCTTATAATCGTCTTCAATAGAAGAGTTAATAATATTCTCGCGCTCCTCAGTAACGAACCCCTCATAATCCTTCATGACGTCCTCAAAATTCAACTTGTATTTATAAGAGAGAAAATTAATAAATTGGTGAAACTTCTCCATTGATTTAGAGAATTCCCACTTCTTTAGGAATTCTTCAAAAAAGAACATTTCCTTTTGCTTCAAAATTTTCTCGGGAGTAATAAACGAAAAACAACCAAATTGTTGGCCAGCAATTGGCTTGTCAAGTTCTAGTAAGTCGACATATTTAGGATTAGGAGAACCATCAGTTCTTTGTTTTCTCTCAAACGCTAACTTTTTGGAGACATTCGATTTAGATTTTCCACTCATTTATATATTTAGTTAGTTGTTCGTTTTAAGTTTTAATTTTGTAAATTATTATTTTAGTAAAATAAAAACAATAAAACAATTAAAATAAACAACTAATCATATTATTATTTTTTCTTTTTTATTTATATAATATATAACAGAATGGCTATGTTTGACGTTACTGAACTTGTAAAGAGAATTGTTAAATATTTAATTGAGGGTTTGATGGTGGCAATTGCCGCTTTTGCTATTCCCAAGAAGTCTTTAAATATGGAGGAGATTATTTTGCTTGCTTTAACAGCGGCTGCTACCTTCGCCATTTTAGACACATACATTCCTAGTATGGGAGTGTCAGCGCGCACAGGTGCCGGATTCGGTATTGGTGCTAACTTAGTTGGCTTCCCTGGTGGTCTTTAAATCCACCCTTCCGCTTTGCTTATAAAAGGTTTTGCGCAGCTAAGAGCCAAATATTAAAGTATAATATATTTTATTCATTTATAATATATTATGGATAGATTATCATTAGCAGATTTACATATTTCTTCAAAGTCAAGCTCTAAGTCGAAATCTAGGTCTCCAAAGTCAAAATCTACTTCTAAGACGCGTAAAAATAAACATTCATTAAATAAAACACGAACATCAAGACACCAAGATTTGGCAAAAACAATTAGACATGGTGACCTACCAAATCCACTAGCAAAAACGGTGAGACATGGCGACCTACCAAATCCACTTGTCAAAACAATTAGACACGGCGACATTAACAAAAATAAAAAAGGAGGAAAAAGAAAACGACATTAAGCTTTACACAGTCGCAATAAACTCCCAATCCAATTCTATACACATCTTTTTCCACGTTTCATCTTGTTCAATCAACTTCTCTCTGTCTTTTAACATAGGAATATCAGCCAAATATTGACTTTCACCAAGAAGCTCACAAAATTTAAATAATACATAATAATAATTCAAAAAATTAACACGATAATCCGGACATGTTTTAGAATATGGTGACTGAATTTCCATAAACAAATTACACAATTTCTCCTCCAATTCTGGACTAAATACAGGCGGTTTAAGCCCCAATTTATTTTTAATAAATGCTATATGCTCATAATATTTATTAAACCCAAGTTTTTTAAGAATTTCCTTGGTCTTATAATGTGTTAGTTGTTCCAAACAAATTCTCTCTTTTTTAATTTGTTGCTGTATTTGTTCAATAACATCATCCGGAATCTGTGTTGTCTCTTTTCCTTGAAATTGGGCAAGAATTTCCTTGAAATGATTAATTTTTTTATAAGCATAGAAACACACTTCTTTGGGTGGCTCTTTGTAAGAAGGTTTTTCATTCTCTATTAAATAAGGTATACTAACAGCACACATATTACAAATAAGAACACCCTCATCGTCAAGGGGTATCAACTCACCCTTATAACAGCTCTGACAAACATCAGTGGCTTTTACAAACAAATTCATGTCAATAAATGATTCGTCAATATTACTCAAGTATTTTTGAACAATATTTCTATTCCGATTTTCAGACAATGAATTATCTTTTTCTGTTTTCTGTATTTTGAAAAAATTAAACAACATTTGGCTTTTTGAACCGTTAACAGTCTCTCCTGATTCATCTGTATTTTCAATATTTTTTTTATTTTCAAAATACTCAAAAATATATTTTGAATTATCTAGAAAATAATTGTTTTTTCTGGATTTAAGTTCATTTATAGTATTTTTAATTTCCTTTATTCTATCTTTGATTTCCATTATTTGTTCAATTGGTAAAGATGAAGTAGAATTAAAAGTAGAATTATAAATTTGTCCAAGCAGTTGTTGTTTTTCTTCTTTTAATCTAGGAATAATATCGCATTCATCTTTTGAAAAATCAGTCATAATTTCTTTATGTTTGCCATCTAATGTGGTAGAATACCTTTTACATATCTTTATTTTTTTTGTAGCCTTTGGTTTGAATGATGGCATTTTTATAATACTTATATTATAATAATTAATTTTATTTAATTAGATATTTTGTGAAAGTATATATTTTTTATAGAATGTAATTTGGAAAGAATGTAATTTGGAAAGAATGTAATTTGGAAAGAATGTAATTTGGAAAGAATGTAATTTGGAAAGAATGTAATTTGGAAAAGAATGTAATTTGGAAAGGACTACTTTAGAAAATATTTTATATAAGTTTAAAGATTAAATATTGTTTCTCGTTATTTGTTATGTTAATGGACATTGATATTAAGATAACAAATAATGAAAAACAATTAGACCTAGAAATAGACAAAATAAAATTTCAAAAAATGGTGTTTTTATACAATGCTTTAGACAATGGTTGGTCAATTAAGAAACGAAATGATTCATATATTTTTACTAAAAATCATGAAGGTAAAAAAGAAATATTCGATGAACAATATTTATCCATATTTATGAAGGAAAATGTAAACATTAATAATATATTGAAATAATATGTAGGGAATTTAATTAAATTTAAGTGTCGTCAAAATTTAATTAAATTAGAATCCAGAAAATTATTTTCTTTAGGAATAATATAAAATGGGAGGCGGACTTATGCAACTCGTAGCTTATGGCGCACAGGATGTTTACCTTAAAAACCTGTAGGGTAGAAAAACATCGGGGAATATCAAATCAATAAGATATTCATAAAACCCTTTGTGGCATTTGTCGTTTTTAGTTATTCGCGACTTAACCACTGATGTTAATTAGGGATGTTGAACAAATATAAATGTTTAACATGAAAACCCCTAGTGAGAAAATCAAACTGCTTGAAACCCCTAAAGCTTATTCTACTAAGCAATTTTTGTGAGAGAGTTGTGGCCAAGAAAAAAAACTTGGGTATAGTAAAAATGAATAAGATAATTTGAACTTTAACAAAAGTTTGAATAAATGGGCAATGAGCATCCAAGCTTCTTTTAATGAAATAAAAATGATATAAAAATAAATAGTATAAATAATAGTATATTCATAAAGATGGAAATTAATAATGAAATAGTAGAAAACAAACAATGTATTAAATGCGAAACTAACAAAAGTATTGATAAATTTAGACAATACGATAATAGTTCATATTCTAGTACTTGTAAAAAATGTTTGAATGAATTGGATAAAATAAGAAAGAAAAATCTAAGACAGAAAAAATTAGAAAATTCTTTAGCTACTTGTGAAAAATGTAATACAGAAAAAGTATTGCGTCGTTTTGCGAAGTTAAAAAAATTTTATAAAAAGAAAATTTGTTTAGATTGTTATCCGGAATTTTTAAAAGAACAAAAAACTGAATGGTGTAAAAATGAAAGAAATACAAATATGAACTACCGTATTAAAAAATCATTAGCAGCACGATTGAGAAATGTTCTTGATAAAGCAGATACTACTATGAATTATATTGGATGTAATATCCAATATTTTAGAGAATGGTTAGAATACAATTTTACAGAAGAAATGAACTGGGACAATTATGGTTCATTATGGTCAATAGACCATGTAATACCAGTATGTAAATTTGATTTGACTGTTGAAGAAGAAAAATTTAAATGCTGGAATTGGTCAAATATGATGCCAGTAACGGTAAAATACAATTCATCTAAAAAAAATATCATTATGGAACAAATAAATTATATTATGAATAAAATAGAAAAGTTTAAAGAAGAAGGTTCAACGACTAAATGGTTTTCGAGTGAATTTATATTAAATAATCAACTAGTTTTGAGTAAACAAAAATAAAACAAAATAATAAATTCATTTTAAGATATAGTCTAATCCTTATTGAAAAATAAGGTAGAGGAAATGTACAGGTAATCCTCAAATCACCTTCTGGAAGGTCACTTACAGAAGATACACAAACTTTGCCATCGAATCGATTGAGCAAACTTTCAACGGCCAAGCCGATTTTGGACGCAGAGTTCAGTGCGTTATCTCCAGAAATGGTGATCTCGCTTACAGAACCTATTTACAGGTGACTCTCCCCGAGATCAACCAGCTCATGGGAATTGCTTCCTTCGCTGTTGGCTCCGGTTCCGGTGTCTATGCCCGTTGGTTGGACTTCCCCGGTGAGCAACTCATTGCCCAAGTTGAGGTTGAGATTGGTGGTCAAAGAATTGATCGCCAATATGGTGACTGGATGCACATCTGGAACCAGCTCACCATGACATCTGAGCAACAGAAGGGTTATTTCAAGATGATTGGTAACACCACCCAGCTTACCTTCATCACCGATCCCTCTTTCTCTGAGGTTGATGGTCCTTGCGACTCCTTGGCTCCTCGTCAAGTTTGCGCGCCCAGAAATGCTCTCCCTGAGACCACTCTCTATATCCCTCTCCAGTTTTGGTTTTGCACCAACCCTGGTTTGGCTCTCCCTTTGATCGCTCTCCAATACCACGAGGTCAAGATTAACCTTGACATCCGCCCTATTGATGAGTGCTTGTGGGCTGTCACCACATTGTCTTGCAACACTGGTGACTACAAAGAGTCAACTCAATCTGCTAAATATGCTACTGAACAATACGCCCCCGGACGCCCTGTTCCCGCTGCTATTGCCTACAATCAGTCACTCGTTGCTGCCTCTTTGTACGTCGACTATGTGTTCTTGGACACTGACGAGCGCCGAAGATTCGCCCAGAACCCCCACGAGTACCTCATTACCCAGCTCCAATTCACTGGTGATGAGTCAGTTGGTTCATCAAGTAACAAGATCAAGCTCAACTTTAACCACCCCGTTAAGGAGCTTATCTGGGTTGTCCAGCCCGATCAGAACGTTGACTATTGCTCATCCCTTGTGTGCGATGCTCTCTTGTTCAAGGTCCTAGGTGCCCAGCCCTTCAACTACACTGATGCCATTGATGCTCTCCCCAACGCCATCCATGCTTTCGGTGGTCCCGCCTCTGTTGCCGCTGATTCCCGTGCTTACATTGATGCCCGTGGTCTCTTTGATGATGCCGGTGCTCTTGACTATCATATCCCCTCTGGATTCACTGGATACTGGCACGGTCCCCAAAACCCCTACAATGAGGCCAACTTGGGAGGCAAACCTGTCCCCCAGAACCCCAACCTTGGAGTTGACCCCTCTGTCCTCGCTGCCCTCAAGGATTTATCCAATGGTCACAACGATAACTCCACCGTCTCTGATGCTGGTACATTCGTTTTGACTGAGTCCTCTTTGGATATGCACTGCTGGGGACAGAACCCCGTCGTCACTGCTAAGCTCCAGCTCAACGGCCAGGATCGCTTCTCTGAGCGTGAAGGAACCTACTTCTCGTGGGTTCAGCCTTACCAGGCCCACACCAGAAACCCTGATGAGGGTATCAACGTGTACTCCTTTGCTCTCCGCCCCGAGGAGCACCAGCCCAGCGGCACGTGCAACTTCTCCAGAATAGATAACGCTACCCTCCAGCTTGTCCTCTCCAACGCCACCGTTGAGGGAACCAAGACTGCCAAGGTCCGTGTCTATGCCACCAACTACAACGTGCTCAGAATCATGTCGGGCATGGGTGGGTTGGCTTACTCAAATTAAGTGAATTGAAATATAATATTTCATTTAAAAACAACTTAAAGACATTCATATTATATAATATACAATATGAATTACAAATTATCATATGATTTTGAGCCACATTTAAATTGTGGTATTATTAGATTTAATGACAAATATGTAGTTATGGATTTTTCAGATTTATTTTCAATAATAAATTTTGAAAAGAATTTTATTTATTATGTTCCAGAAGAAAAAATGTATCCTTATTATTTGCGTCATAATCAACATATTTCTTATTTAGAACACATGTTTAAATATGATAGCTCAAATATTGAATATGTATTTAAAAATGGGAATATTTTTGATTTAAGACGTGAAAACATACAAATTTATCATAATTATCATAAATTTATTGTTGACAAAAATGAAATATTAGAGTATACTCTTGGTCATTATATTGAAATAGGTAAAGATGCTTATGTTATAAAAAATCCTATGTGGAAATTTAAAGAAAATTTTAAAGAATATTGGTTAATGTATTGTGAAACTAACACTATTATTAAATTATGTTCTGAAAGTTATCAAAAAATATTAGATTATGAAAATAAAAATAATGATGGAAAAAAAATAACATGGTTTAAATTACAAAATGGGTATATAATGGGAAGCAATAATTTATACATTCATCAAATAATTACTGGTTGCCATGGTAATGGTAAAGGAACTAAAAATATTAGTGTAGATCATATAGACCAAAACCCTTTAAATAATACTATGGCTAATTTGCGAATTGCTACAAGAAAAGAACAAGAACAAAATACGAAAGGGATAAAAGATGGAACAAAGAGAGAAAGAAAACATAATGCAAAAGATTTACCTGAAGGAATTACACAAGATATGATGCGCAAATATGTAGTATATTATAAAGATTATGCTGATAAAGAAAAAAAGAGATTGAGAGAATATTTTAAGATTGAAAAACACCCTAAATTAGACAAAATATGGATTGGTTGTAAGTCTAGTAATATACCCATACAAGAAAAACTAGCACAGGCAAATAAGGTAGTTGATGATTTAGAAAATGATATTTATCCTGAAAAAAGTGAACCTACTT